TTGACTTTATCCTTTCGGAGCCAGGGAGAGAATCTCTTCCGTTTCCTCACACTATTTAGATAAAACTGATATTGCATATCCTTATCTAAGAAGTGAGACATGTTCATCTCATTGGCATACAGAACCGTATCAAGGTGACCAGACATGCACTTATTGATGATGAATGGCGCATACTCCTTCTTTGCAGTAGGATCCTCTTCCATAAGATCCTTTTTGTTTAGATTAATCGAGTTCAACCAGTCTTTAAGTTCCATCACCGAATAATGTCAATGTCCATGTCTTTGGTCCAAACCTCAAGTTCAGTGCGAAGATTACCTTCAGACTTAAGTTTGGTGTAACGTTTTGCGGCCATCTTCTTCCACTTCGCAACCACATTCTCCATGTAGAACTTTTCATAGTTCTGAGGATTCTCAACCAACTGAGTGTCTTCACCCAAAAGAACCTCGCGGGTATTTGCAAACCCATAGTCGGAGAAGTATGTGCGTTTCTTCTCAGTCAGTGCAGTTGCACTTGCGATTGCAGTGGTGAACTCCTCTAGACGATCTGCAGGAAGAGACTTCTTGATGATCGCAATCATCTTTTGTTGAGTCTTAAGTTTACGACTTGATGCGTCAGCCTTGACCAGAGACTCACCTTCGTTCCTTTCAATAAACCACTTGTTCAGATCCTTGAAGATGTGATCATGAAGAAGAGGAGTGAAGTTACTATCAGTCAGACCCTTGTATCGCATGATTGGTTTCAGACCATCATACTGAGATGCACTCTTGGTAGAACCATAGAGTGAAGTAGTTTCAAAGTGACAGATATTTGCGTCATACTTTGAGTTCAGTATCTCCCTGACCTCATGTGTGCAACAGAGCATCGCAAGCAACTTACCACCCAGATAATTATAGCCAAAAGGCTGCGTAGGTACGATAATAAAACCCATAATCGCATGTCTGTTGAAGATGTTGAGATCAGGAGTCGTACCAAGCCATTCATTACGAGGTCGAGAATTAATTGTAGGGGAGCCAAACCTACAGAAACCAAGAATCGTATTGGTGTTCTTTTCAACGACCATCCACTTGAGAGATTTACCAGGAACAGAATCCTCAATCGCGTGAGAAGTGGTGATCTGAAGTTTCTCATTGAATTCTTTCACTGATCGAATACCAGAGACCCGACCAGAAACCTTCTTCAGGTCCTTGGCCTCATAACAAACAATATCCATTTCTTCAGGATGCATGTCAAATGCAGTGAACATCCCATGAGTATCCTCTTCCTCATAGAACTGAGAAAGAGGACTGCGATTGAGAACCCTCTCAATCTTTACATTACGAAGATATTCATCAATACGATCCATATTGGAAAAGTAATTGATGAATTTTTCTGCGGCGTAAACCGCATCACTTTCAATTAGTTGCATATCAGAGAATCAGTTTCTTTTCTTCAGGAAGTTCCAACTTACTTCCAAACAATTGATTATACTTGGTTATGACATCTTTTTCAACATCGACCATGTACACAACATAAGACTTAGAGACCGTAATTTCAGGATTCTCTTTGTCAATCACAGAAGCCCAAGGAGAAAACTGATAACCCTGATTCGTGGTAAACACTACAAGAGCATTCTTTACAGTGATAGAGTTTTCGTCTTCGGAAACAAGTTCCGTGACAACTTCTTCACCAGTAGAAATACGAACAAGTTTTACGTTCATCATTTGAAATTACACTCCACCATTATTTCGGTTAACGCCGCGAGGAGGTTGATCTCCTGGTCGGCAACAAATGCGATTTGATACTGATACTTAGCAATAATAAGCACGGCAGCAGCAAGAGAAGGGCCTTCAACGGCTCCGTTAAGAGCATCGTAAACACGCCGAAGAAGTACACTAGGATCATTGTCCAAATTATTAACGACCCAACGTCGAACTTCGGCGAAATCCTTCTCCTTAAGGTATTTAATAAGGTCATTTACTTTTACATCAGAGAACTCTGCAAGAATTGCACTGTCAATTTTACCACCCACAGAGTACCGTTGACATTCATTCAGAACACGACGATAGTCTGGGAAGTGTTTGTTGATCAGTTCTACCAGGACCTTGTTATCATATTCAACACCTTCTGCAACCAAGATTTCTTGGATGCGTTTGAAGAATTGAGATGCAAGACCAGGTTTTTGTTTTCCACTGATTGAGAATTCAACGACTGCACACCTTGAATGAAGGGGTTCGATGATCTTGTTCTTGTAGTTACAAGTGAAGATGAATCGGCAGTTGTTATAAAATGTCTCAATATTCGCCCGTAGGAGGAGTTGTACGTCGTGGGTCGTGTTGTCAGCCTCATCAATAATGATGACTTTGTGGCGTGCATCAGCAGAAAGAGAGACGGTCGAAGCAAAGTTCTTTGCGGTGTTCCGTACTGTGTCCAGAAATCGTCCTTCATCGGATCCGTTGATGATAATGTAATCGGCCCCAAGTTCTTCACACAACGCACGAGCAATCGTGGTCTTACCACAACCTGCAGGACCAGAAAGAAGTAGGTTAGGAATCTCACCTGAGTTCAAGAAGTCTTGAAAGGTCTTCTTGGTGGACTCAGGGAGAATGCAGTTTTCAATAGTTTTGGGACGATACTTTTCGACCCAAAGAAAATCATTACGAGACATTAATTATCAAACGTAGGTGGAATCAGGCTCAAGAGCAATGTAATACTTGAGATCAGTGTTCTTGTTAGTGAACTCTGCAAGCAGTTTGGAAGAGATTACAACATCGTAAGTACCAGGAATGATCTTGATGTTCTCAACTTTAAAGTTGAAACAGAACTCATCATCAGTGTCACCAACCTCTTCACTGAATTCGTGAGAAGTGTCGTTCTTCTTGTCACGAACAACCAGTTCAACCTTACCATTACGACCGATTGCAGACAGGTCAGGAACTTGATAGATTGCAGCGGCCTTGAGGAGTTTGTCCAACTGTTGAGTTGCAACAGTGAAACACACATCCTTAGAAGGGAGAGAGATCTCTTTCTCGGGAGGAGAAACGATCACACTGGGATCTGCAAAGAAGTATTTTGCACGACGGCGACCATCACGGATAGTCAGATACGAATCACCAAAGTCCAGATCAGGAGAATCATAGAGAGACAAACCAGAGAGGAACTGATTCAGATCATAGATCGCAAAGTCAGCCTCAAAGTCTTCCTCAACTTCGGCCTCTGCAAGGATATTCTTCATCACAGAGATAGTCTTCAGTTTGTTACCCTTCTTGATCAGAATCGACTGATTGATCTGAGAAAAGTTCTTCAGGATGTTGGTGGTGTTACTAGAAAGTTTCATAGGTGTTTTTGGGTGCATTATGAAGACCAGAGAAGTGGTAGAGAAGGATACAATAGTGGATGGCTTTCAGAATGTCAAGTTTTGACTTACCATTCTTTTTACCAAATCGGGAGAGGTACTTGATCGCATTCGAACGACAGAAGGCCTCTGCATCACCGATACTCTCAATCAGATCAAGAGTTTGAGTTTTGGATTCTTGAGAGGTGTAATGGGCACGGTAGGTTCCTGACAAGTAGTCACGAACCTCCTTCATAGTCAGATCTTCTTCATACTTCCAGAACCCATTATTGTTATCTGGAAGTTCAATTTTATCTTCAGGCATATTTACTGAAAAAGTTGCAGATTCTTCTGGGTAGTAATGTTCTTCCCAGAACTTGTAGTAGTTATCGGGTTGAGAAACCATGGGGGTGTAGTCAAAACCCCCATTAGCCTTCACCCACTCTAATTCTCGATCCATGTTTAATTCATCATAAAGAAAGGACCACGCAGTCATTGTACCACCTCATCTTGTTTAACGTCAACAGTTTCATCAACTTTATCATACAGGTCAAGGAAGGCTTGTTTGGTTTCATCATCGAAACGATTTAGACAAACCTGAATGGCCTTCAACTTATCATCAAAGATGTTGTAGGCCTGAACGATGTGAACCAGACGACGAGTGGAGATTACCTCATCCACACCACCATCATAGAAGGTCTTGCGAATGATATCAGCCCAGTCAGCAAGACGTTTGCAGAAATCAATATCAGAACAGATGTTGTTCAGAATCTTGACTTCGGTTGCAGATGAAGGATAGGACTGTTCAAAAGTGATCGGGAAACGCTCAAGGAAAGCTTCGTTGAGAACGTTAGTTCCGATGAAACGGCCATCATCAGAACCCTTACCCTTGGTGTTTGCGGTTGCAATCACATTGAAACCAGGGGTAGGTTGAACATAACGGCCGATCTTCTTGAGGAACACACCCTTACCCTCAAGAATAGATTGGAGACACAGAATCTTGTTCGATGCAAGATCAATCTCATCTAGAAGCAGCACTGCTCCACGTTGAAGAGCCTCCACGACGGGTCCATTATGCCAGACAGTTTCGCCATTAACAAGACGAAAACCAC